CCACTTCGGAAAGGGTGAGGACCTGGGTAGAGCCAGGGAGGTTCGCTGCGACTGCATATTTAAAATAGTCCAGATCCCGAAATACATTTGCGACTGGCGAGGGGGGCGGATAAAAGCCGCCATCCCTCTCGACGAGGAACACCCGTTCTGTAACAGCTCGCATGATATTGTTGAGTGAGTTGTTATAGATTGCAACGGGCCTAGCCGCTCCAAGGCCTTGAAATTGGAGCGCTCGTCTACCCCTTACTCTGCCGGCGTTGATCGGGGTCACCTTGATGCCCCTAGCTACGAGACCGAGGTTAGTCTCGCGGCCACGAATCAACGCACGGCATCCTCACACCTGGGCAGTCTCACGCGTGCGAGGCACGGTGAGAAACGGTATCCAAGGATGGGGTGATACCCCAGGGTCGTTGTGATCCTCGATCCTGGTGCGCACGGCGTTGGCGTATGAAAAAGTCCTGGCTTCAGTTTCAAAGGTGGTGGGCACGTACAGCACTTCCACCGCTAACGGTAGAATCGCCATGACGTGTGTGTCCCGCACCCCCAGGTCCTTACAATGTCTACGCATCCATCTTGAATATATCTCTGTTTGCTCTGGTGAACGCGAGTGACGTCCCAAATCCGCCAAGCAGGCCCTTGCGAGCCTGACGGCGAATATAGTGCGGTTACGTTTCACGCCTATGCGAGGTACTTCCTTCTTTGTGCCCCGCTGCACGAGCCCCTCTTCGAAGGACACATTTTCGGTCGTCGTGTCCTTCGCGTACAATATCCGTTTCGCGTCTTTCTCCTGTATCGAGTAGACCTGACTTATCCGGTATTGATACGCTAGACCAGCGGCCAGAACGGCGGCGGAAGCAGTTACAACTAGGGCCGTGGTGGAAGGCAAGAAATCCCAAAGCCCCTTCATGACGATTGTGTGAAGTTACAATTTATCCGCTATTAAGCTAGACCACACCTTCAAACCCGCAATGCGAGAGATGCCTATTAGGGTGTCACCCCAAGTCGTTAGGTCACGACAGCTTACGCTGGAAAGTAGTGGGCCAGAGGCCCAAGGCTTTCGGGGTGGGCTGATCAGGCCCCCCCCTCGATAAGCG